GTGTTTGGTGACTTGTTCTATCGTCGTGTGGATGTTAAAGACCGTCGTGTTAAAATGTACACTAACGAAGCAGGTTTTGACGTGTTCCAACAAGCTTTGAAGAATGACGCTTTGAACAGTGGTCTTACCTTCATGGCTGATAGCGGAAACCGTTATATGCAAGGAGAAGGACAACACATCACTTACAACTTTGCATTTGATGCAATGGTAACTCGTGAGACTGGTCGTGTTGAACTTATTCACTTGAAAGAACTTGACCTTCCTCAAACTAACCTGGAATTTGGACAGAACAAGAAGTCAACTCCTGTATTCATGGTGTTCGACGTATCTCCAATGTCTGATGGTTCTTTGGTTAATAACATCCGTGAAGTTCGTATGAAGGGTGCACCTTCTATGACTTGGGGATATATCGATGGAACTCGCCACCACTTAGGCTTTGCTAAGTCTCAGGGTATGAGCTCTGCGAACAAATTCCCAGGATATGAAATCTGGATGAAGGATCGTTGTGATGTATTCATTGAGGACTTGTCTCGTACAGTTCTTATTGAGGAAATCCCACAATTCTAAGAAACCGCACACCTTGTGTGCAATATACCGAGGAGAGATTGCCCCCCACTTCAGAGTGGGGGAGCTCTTCTCAAACTACAGAGATGGGATGCAGGGTTATTTCCTGTTTGCCATGAGGTTCAAACCTCACATCTCTGCAAACAAACCAAATAAATAAACTACATATGGGTAAGTTAGGTAAAATCTCAACGATTAAGAAGGAGTATAATAACTCACAACTTCAAACAATGCAAGGTGGTCTTTCACTAAAAGGCCTAACACGTATTCCTGGTACAGGGGTATTTAAGTATCCTTACAAGGAATTAGATGGTAAATACAGAACAGGACTTGATCCTGATGCTGCTTACATCCGCAGAATCCAAGATCCTCTAGAAAGAGAAATGGAAACTGAACGTGTTACAAAACTTAAAGAGAAGTTACAAAATGCACTTGGTGATGTTGACTTAGGTCCTCGTTCTAGTTTCTGGAATTATGGACTATCTACATCTACAAGTGATGCATTACATGTTCAACCTGTAAAGCTTCTGGATGGTGATAACTTCTTCGATCTTGCAATTCCTCTACAGGAAATAGCTTTCTCTTGGTTGCGTGTTCATCCTACAATTGCTTCTAGCTATCAGGCTTGGGAGCGTGGTGAATATCCTGCTGAAACTCAGTTCTATGTAGCTGATGATGAAATCGAGAATGCTGTACTCTTCAAGAAGAAGCAACTTATCAATAAAGCTATTGTTAAGTTTGACAGCATGACTCCTGAAAGAAAGAGAAAAGTAGCACGTCTGTTGGGATTACCTGTAACTGATGATACTAAAGAGGAAGCAGTTTACAACCTTGTAGATAATGTCCTTAAGCAAACCGAGTTTAAAAACGGTAAGTATCAAGGGTTAAATCCTGTTGAAGTGTTCACTCGCTTCGCAGATATGAAGGATAACTTACTCCATATCAAGGACTTAGTGAAACAAGCCATCACTCATTCAATATATAGAGCTAAACCTAATGGTAAGATTTACGAGGGTGAGTTTGAAATAGCTAAGGACGAAGATGATTTAATTAAACAACTCTCTGATGATGATAATCAGGACCTCCTGTTAACACTCGAAGGAAAGTTGAAAACTAAGAAATTAGCTGCAGTATGATACCAGTAGACAGTTTATTATATAAGATTGATCAAAAACTAAATAAACTGTCAACTAACGTTCACCAGCAAATAAACTTAGAAGACAAGATTTTAGCTCTTAACGAAGCTCAAATCAAGCTGATAAAACAAAAGGTTGATGGTTTTAGTGTAATAAGTGGAATGGGACTCGATGCTTTCAAGAAGCGTTATGAGGACCTCCAAAGCTTAGTGATCACTTACAATCACCAACCTCTTAAGCTCACACTTAAGAACGAAGAACTAAATCAATGGTTTGCCAACCTGCACCTGCTTGTTCCCAAGTACATGTTCTATATTGATGCATATGTACTAGCTGACAAAGGGGTGTGTAAGGATAGAAAGATCTGGATTAACAGAGACTTGGCTAAACATGGTGACCTTCAGTTCATCCTGAATAACACCCATTATAAACCAAGCTTTGAATACCAAGAGACTTTCAACTTCCTTTCGACAGATGAGATAAGCATCTTTACTGATGGTACGTTCACACCAAAGGACATCTATATGTCATATATGAGATATCCTGTTTACATAGACAAAACTGGATATGTAAGATTTGATGGAACAGATTCAATAGATACAGACTGCGAACTTGAACTCTATCTAGAGGATGAATTGGTAGACTTAACAGTACAAAACCTGGCTATGTACACTGAGAACCAGTCTGCTGCTCAAAGTGCACAATTCAGGATACAGACAAACGAATAGATTTTTTAATCACCTAAAATAAAACAAAATGGCTGATTTTTCATTAACTACGCTCTTCGTAGTGCCAGTAGGGCAATCTGCGCTCCCTAGCTCTGGATCTACGCAAGACTTAACAGCGGGTCAAGTTGGTATCTTCAAAGCTGACTACACCCTTGCAACAGCTGGTAACATTGCTGCTGCTCCCTATTTTTATGTTGCGCAGGGCCGTACTAACACTTATCTGCAAGGCTCTAAGCGTTCTGATAAGATTAAAGGTTGTCCTTCAACTGTTGGTTGCAGTAGCAACGTAACTGAGTGGTACAAAGTAGACGGATGTCCTACTCCTGTAACTCAGATTACAGATGTTATTAACTGGAACGCACAATGTGGTGACGTTATCACTGTTACTCTTCGTGCTCACTCTAGCTACTTAGACACTTTGTACTTCAACGGTTTCACTCGTTCAGTAACTGTAAATGCACCTTGTTGCGATTGCGGTGGTGATCCTTGTACTAACGTTGATGTACCTGCTTTGATTGACGATGTTATCTATCATTTCAATTTACAAGCTCCTGGTAACAACCCTGACAACATCACTTTCTCTGATTTCTATCAGTTCCAGAGAATTGGTAACGACCAAAACGCATTCTTGCGTATTACTGGTAAGCCTCTTACTAAGTATGGTCAGCCTTGTGATGTTGCTGCATTCCCTTACGAGTATGACCGTATGTGGTTCCGTACATTCGTGTTCAGTGGACCTGCAACAACTGCTGACTTCATCGTAGCAGATCCTTGTAACACTGTAGCTGATCCTGTAATTGTACAGCGTTCTAACTACGCTAGTGGTACTTCTGCAGAGATTGCACAATTAGAGAAGAACTTCTACAGCTACCAAGCTGGTTACTTGAAGCATTTGTACAGAATGAATGGTTATAACGAGAACTTTGAGTCTTGGGTAAGCGATGGTACTACCTACAGCACCTACTACATCAAGTTCAACGAGTATAACAAGTCTGAATACAGCTGGGGTGACTATATCAAAGAAGACAGCACTGTAATCATTGCTGTTGAAAAGGATAGCGCTATGGAAACAGCTATTGAAGCAGTTCTTGTAGCTGGTCTTGGTGCAGTGAGTAGCGTAAATGGTGTATGTATAACAACTACATCTACTACAACCACTATATGGCCTTCTACTACTACTACATCAACCCTGATTCCGTAATAGTAGGTAAGTAACCTAGATTATATTAACCTAAGCCAGAGGTGAGAGGATACAAACTCAGATCCTCTGGCTTATTTATTTAAAACAACATGTCAGATTTAAAATTAGATATACTGGTAATTCCTACGTATAATACAACTACGCTTGGAGTTGCTGACGCATCTACCTATCCAACTAATCCACCTGTTGTTTCTGGTGCTACGATTGAAATCACTGTTCCTGGTTTTGGTACATTCATAAAACCTTTCAGTGTTAATGACTTTAATATATTTACCACATCAAATTTAGGAATAACCCCTGTAGGCGTAGATCAACCTTTGCCTGATGGGGTTTATCGTTTAAAATATTCTGTGGCTCCTGCATACATTAATTTTGTAGACAAGTCAATCATGCGTGTGGAGCAATTGCAAGAAAAGTTTGATGGGGCATTTATGAAGCTTGATATGATGGAATGTGATAGAGCTATTAAGACACAAGCAAAGGTGGACTTAAACTCTATTTACTTCTTTATACAAGGAGCTATTGCTGCTGCTAATAACTGTGCTGATGTTACAGCGATTAGGTTATATAACCAAGCAGACATGATGCTAAACAATTTCATTAAAAACAATTGTGGTTGTTCTGGAACCAACTATGTCATAAATTTCTACTAATATGGCTATGTGTAAAAAATGTGGAGCTAAGGTCGGATGTGGATGTCAATTAATTAATGGTCTTTGTGGTGCATGTAATGCTGCTGCAAAACAAGGAAGAAAATTTATAGGAAATGTTATCACCCAGGCTTACAAATTGTCCAGAATGCGCTAGCATTCCTGCTCTACTTGCTGATATAGACTGCAAGCTATTAGAACTTGGAAACAATTTGTACAACAATGTTGTGTTTATGTTAAACCAGCCTGTACCTGGAGGGGTAATGCTGGACCTTATAAACTACAAAAGAATACTTACTTATAAGTATTGTAACCCGAATTATGCTGCTCCTTTCACGGTAAACATGATTGCTAGCAGAGTTAAACTTTTAAAATATAAATAGATGTCTTGCTCAAATTGCTATAATGGTTGTGCAGAAACTGTATCTGATCAGTGTGTAAGATATACTGGCATAGATGTTCCTGTTTTAGGTATTAAAACAGGAGACTCTCTTTCGTATGTTGAACAAGCGCTGATTGAGTTTCTCACCTCTACACTTAATGGGACTGGTATAAAGTTAGATATCAATCCTCAAATCATCTGTGAGATTGTAAATAAGAACTTGGTGTCTTGTGAAGATCTTACACTTCCTAATGTTATCAGTGCTTTAATCAAAGCTGTATGTGAACTAGACGAAAGACTTACTGCTCTAGAGGAAGACTTTGCTGCTTTAGAAGGACCTTACACTGTGGGTTGCCTCACTGGTGTAACTTCTACTTCTGGAACACATGCCATCCTTCAGGCAACAATCACTAAGCTTTGTGCTCTAGAGGTTGAGCTAGATGCTTTTATTCTAGATGTAGAGACTAACTATGTAAAGAAATCAGAACTCTGTGCCCTTGTAGCAGCTTGTACACCAA